GAACTTAGGCCACCCCCTTTTACGATGGTACGCAACATTTGGCGACAGCCCACCGCGTTACCTGATAACATTATAAAACAAAATAAACAGTATAAAAATGAAATAAACACAAAAACATTAGAAAATATCAATGCCTTTGGAGATTTTTCTCCCCAAGGCAATGACAAAAAATACAAAAAAATATTTGAAGAAACTAGTGATATCGAATTAGTTAAAGAAGTTAGAAAACTATTAGAGAGTAATGATAAAATTAATCCCAAGTTTAAGATTTCCCGCTCACAAGCTCGACAAAAAGAGTTAAAACACTCGCAGCAAACGTCATACTATTCTGCTGCGAAGGAACGAACTGCTTTTTGGAAGAAACGCTTTGATGAGTGTGCCAAGTATATGCCACCTGATGAGTTTATCTCTGAGGAATTTGTTCCTCAGATGATGAATTTTGATGTTGGTTTGAATCCTGATTCCTTAGCTAGTTTGGATGCCATTGTATCTAAGTTTACAAGTGCGCTGTCTGTTGACCACCAAGTAAAAGTAGATATCAATCCGTTATCTGGATTATTGCATTGGATGGACTCTATTTTATCGGATCCGATAAATTTTATATTTATTTGGAGTGCCTTTGCTTCCCATGTTTATTATTTTAAACAATGGGGATCCGCTATCATACTTATAGGACTCACTATGCATGGTTTACGTAAGAGTAAGGAGGTCTTAAGCGATCTTAAACAATTAGGTTTTGAGAGTATAACTGCTCTTACTACCTGGATTTCAGAAAGATTTGGTGAAGAACAAATATATCTTCCTAGTGAACCTGGAGATTGTATGTTGGAGCGTTTTGAAGACACTTATAGCCCTCAAGGGAGTATGGATGATTTTATTGATCCTATTTCTGACGGTTTGTTTTCTCTTTTGTTTATGAAAGTATTCCACACTTCATATAAATCACGGAATTTCTCCGCTCTTGCTAGAGATTTAGGATCTTTTGATAGATCTCAGAAAGGAGTTGGAGATTTTGTTTCTTGGTTTATGCAACGTTTGCAAAAATTTTTATCTTATAT